AACTTGAATGGCCGGGTCTACCCCTGCGCCTACACCAGAACGAATGTAAAGATCGCCGCCTCCCGACTCTTTAACGAATACGTAGCCGTTTTGTACATTTAGCTTGGCACCTTCAGTATTGCTCGTCGTCCCCACCAACAAATTCCCACTCGCATCCAGCGTCATCGCCTGCGTGAAGCTGATCGCGTTGCCTGCGGTGCCGGAGGGGGCGGTGCGCCAAACGTGCACGCCGTTGACTTGGTAATACTGAGCGGCAAAATCACTAGCCACGTACTTCCAAGAGCCGTCAAAGAAACCGTTTGCCGTCAGGTAGGCGTCATTGCCGTCTGAAGAAAGACTTGATGTCAGAACTTGTGATGCCTTGATTGTCCAAGCACTCGGCGTCACCCCCAAGCCGAGGTTGCCGGAGGAGTCGAGGGTGGCGCGAAGCGTGTTGCCAGTCCAGAAGTTCATGGGCGACGAATCACGCCCGCGCAGGTTGATGCCGTTGGCTGCGGTGTCTGCGTACAACTCAAAAGAGTTGGATGCGCTGCTGTTCTCCAGTCGCAGCGTAGCAATGCCAGCACGCTCAATCTCAACGCCAGTGCCGCTGCCGAAAGTCGGAGAGCTTGTGCCAAGTCCAAGCGAGGTGCTTGTCAAGCGCATCTGCTCTCCAGACGTTGACCCATTCGGATAGAACGCCAGAAAGCCAGCAGAAGCCGAAATCGCCGGGGTAGTTGCTCCGTAAGCGCCCCCCCAGGTCAGATTGTTTGCGGACTGAATGGAAATGCCACCATTCACATCAAGGCTTACCGCAGGCGTCACAGTGCCAACACCAACACGGTTGTTCGTTGCATCAACAAACAGCGTGTTCGTATCAACGGCCAAGTTGCCGCTGACCGTCACATCACCAACAACATCCAGCTTGGTCGCAGGCGTTGCCGTGCCAATGCCAACCCGATCAGTAGACGCATCCGTAAACAGCAGATTGGCATCCGTGTCGCCTTCAAAGCGTGCATCCTTATCCGCGCCAGCTTCATTGAACACAAACGCGCCATCAACCGTCGTGGCCTTGTCAGCCGGGACATAGACGCCATTGGCATCAAGATTCAGCGTCTGAGCGCCCTGCACAACCGCCCACACTTCGCCCGTGCCAGCGCGGTAGAAACCGCTGCCAGTCTCGTTGGCAAAGCCAACCCCAGGCGCCCCCTGCGTGCCGTCAGCAACGCGCAGCGCAGCCGTCATGCCGCCCTGGCCTGAGCGCGACAGCGAATCAGTCAGCGTGGTTGCGATGTCACTGAGCGTGGTGTTCGCCCAGTTGGACTCGATGGTGGTGCCAGTGACAACGGGGTTGCCGCTGACAAGTGAAAAGGTGCCTGTTCCGTTGCGGGGCATCGTGTACTCCTTGAATTACTGAGCGCCAAGCACAGGGGCGGCGCGATACAAACTGCGCCGGAGCGCCTCGATGTAGGGGTCTGCTTGACCGGCCATGAATGCCGCTTCACCCATCAGACGCGGCGAGGACACGGCTGCGGTGCCAACCGCTGCAGGGATGCCACCAAGTGAGCCAGCGCCAAGCGCAGACAACCCGCTGACGCCACGCTGAATGCCACGCGGCATGAATTCGTTAAGCGCCTGACCGGCGAGCGCAGGACGCAACTGCCGCCCACCCTGCTGCTCCAGTTCATCCATCAACTGAGCGCGAGCGCCATAGTTGGTGTTGACGTTGTTGCGCATGATCGACTGAAGTTTACGCATGGCAGTGTCAGCAGTAGCGCGGTCACCAAGCGAAAGGGTGCGAGTGATTTCATCAATCAAATCGGACGCTTCTGTGTATTCCTTCATCGTCTTGGCATAAGTTGGGGCTTGAGCCTCAATCTGCCGCTTGACGCTGTTGTACACATTGTCAACTGCAGCGCGTACATCACGCGCTTCAATCGGGGCCGCACTCTTAATCGCCCCAATGCGCTGCTTCAGCGCGTCCAAGCCTTCTGGAGTATGGAACTGAGCCGGGTCAAGCTGGCGCCATGCGTTGACTTCATCGCCAACCTTCTGCAGAGCGTCCAAAACCTGCGGGTTGCGGGCCTGACCCTTAAACGTGAACCGATCAACAGAGTCCTGCACAGCCTTGTTGACTGGATTAAGATCAAGCACCGTCTTGTCAGACGTCACAGAACCCATGTTCTGACGGTACTGCGCAGACCTGTTCTGCCTGATCGTTTCAAGGTTAGCCTTGGCGTCATCCAGAACATCCATCATGTTGGCATTGCCACGCATGTTCTCGCGGAAGGCCTTGGCTTCAGTCCCGCCTGCCCTGCCTGCTGCATACGCTCCGCGCAAAGCCTCGCTGCCTGCACCAGTGGTAGCGCCAACCATCTCTCTGCCAGCGGCAACCGCGCCCTTTAGCACCTTGCCAGCAGCAGGCAACGCGCCGCCTACAGCCGCGCTTGTCAGCGTGTCTTCTGGGTTGACCATTGCACCGGCTGCGCCGCCTGTCACAGCGCCACCAGCAGTACGCGCAGCCATTGAGCCTGGGGCCATGCCGCCAGTACGCAAAGCGCGTACAAGCATTTGCGGAGCGCCTGCTGCGCGGGTGACGTTGGCAAGGACTCCACCAGCGCCAGCAGTGCCTGCAATCTCTCCCGCGATCTTGCCGCCTTGATACAGCATGGACTCAGGGTCAGCGCCCAGCGAGCGCAATCCCTCATCCATTGCCTGCCTGCGCTCAGGGTTGCCAATGGACTTGGTGTTGCCTGCAAGCAAGTCGTAAGGCGTCAGCAGCGTTGCACCGATGGACCCAGCACCACGCAAAGCGCCCGCAGCAAGGTTGCCAATTGGACGCACAAAGTCTCTGGCTTCCTTTGCAATCAGTTCGCCGCGTGTGGGAGTAGGTGCAGCGGCAGGACTTGGAGCCGCGCTTTGGCCTGCGGCCTTGCGCTCAAGCGCCTCAAGCCTGCGCAGTTCTTCAAGTTCTTGGCGAGCGTCCATTGCTTACCTTCCAAACTTCTTGCGAAGTGCCTCAAGTTCAGCTTGTTCTGCTGCGCTGAGATTGCCTGCGCCACTTGGCGCTGCGCCCTGATTCAAACTCTTGTACTTGGTCTGCAGTTTGCGCAATTCATCCAACGCAGCCAGTCGCTCGCGCACAGGCACAGTCCTGTCACCAACCTTGCCCGCCATTGTGGTGTAAACCTGCACATCAAAGTTCGACTGCGGGCCTTCCATACGCGGCACATTGGCAACCAGCCAGCCTGACAGCGTTTCAAGCTGACCAGCCTTGACTGCGGCGTCTCTGCTGACGCCTACAGCGCGGCCTGCAGCATCAAGTGCAGCGCCTGCTCCGCTACCAGTCGGGCCTGCCTTGAGGATGCCTTCTGCTTGCGTCAACGCCGTCAGCAGTTTGTCGCCAGTCTTGCCTGCGGCGATTGCTTCAGTGCCCTGCTTTGCCAGTTCTGATCCAGTGGTCTTTGCACCAGCAATTGCGCCCTGCAATGTTGGATCAGCCGCCGCGCCAATGATGGGCTTGCCATCAGGACCAGCAACCAACTCCATACGCCCCAAGCGCGAGTTAAACGCATACACGCCCTGCGCAGTCTGAACAGGCTGGAAGTAAGGCTGTGAGCCACCGCCGCCCATCGTCTTCAGTTCACGTCGCAAATCAGCATCGCGCCTAGCCTGCGCTTCTTGTGCTGCAAGACGCTCTGCCTGTGCCGCTTGCTGCGCCTGCAACCTCTCAGCCTGACTCGCCGCCTGCGCCTCAAGCCGATCAGCCAACTCGATCTCACCGGACATCCGAGCAACCTGCGCTTCGCGCCGTGCGCCTGGGTCCATGATGAACTGACCGTCAGGCGTCACCATGCCCTTGCCAACGCGCATGGGCTGCTGGGCTGCGGCTGCACGCCTCAGAAACTGCGTCTGCACAGGCTCAAACCGCTCGCCAGCAAACTGCGCAGCCAGAGCATTTAGCATGGCCGTCTGCCCTGCTTCGCCCTGCTGCCGCCCGTAGGCTTGGAGTGCGCTCATGTCATCTTCCTGCGCCATCAACTCATCACGCTGCCTGCGCAACTGCATCGAGCGCGGCAACGCTGGCGCAGCCTGCACGTTCTGAGTCAGCACACCGCCAGGAGATGACACGCCAAGCGACATGGGCAGCATGCGCCGCCTCATGGAATCAATGTAGAACTCCTCGGCCATGATGAATCCTCAGTAAGCCATGCCATCGCCAGTGTCAGGCGGGCCATACGCGCCCGCAGTCATGCCGCCCTGACGTCTGCGCCGCAGGTCTTCAAGCATCTGGCGCTGGCGGTCATTCATGCCGCGCATCGCAGTGTCCTGACCCTTCTGAGCCTTACCAGCCATGTAGCCTTGGCCCAACTGGGCCGCGTACTGAGTCAGCGAAGGTGGCACATAGTGCTTGCCGATCATTTGGCCCTGCGGAGTGTCCATTGACGCACCGCGCAGCGCGTCAATCTGCTTTTGCTTGCGCATCATCTCCACTTCTTCAGGACGCATGGCGCCCATCTGAAGCAGATACTCAAACATCATTTCGTCATTCATCACAGACCCCCGTAGTTCACCATCAGATAGCCATTCTGATGCCGCTTCACCAAGTCAGGACGCACCGCCTGCAGTTCCTGAGCCATAACGCCAACCTGCGGATAGCCAAGCATCGTGTATTCGTAGATGCCAACACCCGTGGCGTGCGTCCCGATGCGCTTGATGTTCCGCTTCAGTTTCCTGTCAGAGAACATGAATGCGCTTGCCGCTGGGTTGCTCAACGCAGCAGACCCAAGCGAGAACAAACCGCCCATCGTGTTGGCGCCCTGAGCCTGCTGTGCGTTGTACGCTCCCAGCGCGGCGTCATAGCCCATCTGATTGGCTTGCAGAATCTGCGGCGTCTCTGACCGCTGTGCTGACACAAACGATGGCATCTGCGGCATGCTGACCTGCTGACCAGACAGCAGCGCGTTCATCTCGTTTAGAGACATGCCACGGCGCTGCATCTGCTCCGCAATGGCCTGCTGGCGCAGTTGGTTCTGGAACGCTGCGTATTGCTGATTGAGCGCCTGCTGCTGCGACAGTGCTTGGTTCTGAGCGTTGAAACGCTGCAGATCAAGCGCCCCAGCCTGCCCCAAGGCCTGATTGCGGAACTGCTGAGATGCCAAGTCCTGTTGGAACTGCTGACCCGTCGCACGGTTGGCAAGATCAGCCTGATTCATCATCTGGCCGAACAACTGCTGCTGCGCTTGATTGCCAAACTGAGCCGCTCCCAAGTTCTGACCAAACGCCTGTTGTGCCGCTTGGTTCTGGAACTGATTGGCCGCAAGGCCCTGCTGGAAGGCCTGACCAGCAGCCTGATTGCCAGCCTGCCCTGCAGCCATGTTCTGAGAGAACTGCTGGCCCAGCGCCTGATTAGCAAACTGGTTGGCAGACAAGTCTTGGCCGAACCGTTGAGCCTGGGCGCGGTTAAACGCCTCGTTAGCGCCCATCGATTGATTGAACGCCTGCTGCGTGGCCTGATTGCCAAACTGACCCGCTGCAAGCCCCTGCTGGAACTGTTGCCCCAAAGTTTGATTGCCAGCCTGCTGCGCCGACATCGCCTGATTGAATGCCTGCTGCGCCGCTTGATTCTGGAACTGATTGGCAGACAAGCCCTGACCAAACGCCTGCTGCGCTGCCTGATTGGCAAACTGCCCGCCCGTCACATCCTCATTGAACGCCTGCTGGCGAGCGCCCATGCCCATGCTGAACAGGCGCTGCGCTTCGTTGCCAGCCGTATCCAGCGCGTTGTACCGCTCTGCCGATTGACGCTGCTGCAGGTCAGCCAATGCCCGCGTGTAGCCTTCAGAGCCCACGGTAAAGCCCTGATTGGCAAGCTGCGTCTCAAGCTGCTGCTGCTGGCGCTCATGCACGGGCTGCATACGCTCCATCAGCGAACGCGCCACATTGTCCCTGTACGATGAATCAAACTGCGGCAGCGCAGGGTTGTCGCCCATCTGCAGAGCCCGCTGGACGCTCTCCGTCTGCGCAGTGCGAGCCAGATCGTTGGTCATTGGGTTGAACTGAGAGTTCAGACCAAAGTTCTGCACGCCGCGCTGGATGCCGCCCTGCATGGCATCAAATCCTGTAGCTACAGGAGTTGTTCCAGTGCCAGTACGCATCTGCCCAGTCATCGGGTCAAACTGCTGCTGCAAGTTGCTCGTTTGCGTTGTCCTGGCAAGATCGCCAGTCATCGCATTGACGCCCATCTGAGGGCCACCAAAGTTGAAGCCGCCCACCACATTGCCGGTGCGCGATGCAACGTCAGTGTTCAACCCTGGCGTGTAGTCAGCCATGCCGGTCTGCAACTGCGAAGGCGCATTCATCTGCGCCATCTGCGGCAGATTGCCCCAGTTGAACGGCTGCGAATACTCGTTCTGCACCCGCCCCATGAAGTCGCCAGCCAACTCGCTGCGACCAAGCTGAGTGCCAACTTGCGCGTTTAGCGCGGCCTCAAGCCCAGGCGCAAGCGTGTTGTTCTGCGTCCATGACGTAACCGTCTGACCCGTAGCAGGATCAACCTGTTCTGACGTCTGCCATGTCTGCGAACCAAACGGAGTGTTGATTGTCGGGCGGTTGGCGAAGTTTTGAATGTTCGTCAACATACGCGAAGCATCAGCTTGCGCTTCAGCCGCGGCGACGTAGTTTGGTGCTGGAGGAGGACTACCCTTACCGCCCATGTTGTACCCCTTTCAGCCAACGACATTCGTCGGCTTTCATTTCAAACATCACTGCGTCGATTGTCTCGGCAATCTGCCGAAACCCCAACTTCTTGTTCATCGCTAACGCCTCATCCAAGTGCTTTGGCGTCAGCCCGTAAACCGCTTCTTTGCCACAGGTCACAAACGGGTACTCAAACGCCGCACGCCAGAGGCTGCGTGTGACCGCGTGTTCGTTGTCGAAAGCAACGTGCATCCAGCATGACTTTTCTGTCCAAGCGTTGTAAGCCACCGCACAAGCAATCGTTCCATCATTACGCATCGAAGCAATGCACCGCAGATCACTTGACCAAGGCAGGCGCGTTTGCCTGTTCATCCATTCCCAAATGACCGGCGATTGCCCCGGTACGTCAGTGGTCAGCTTCAACGCATATCCCGTTCATACAAATCAAAGACATTTTCCAGCGTATCTTGATCTGCTCCAACATCTGCGATACCACCCGCAGCAAGACGGCGCAAATACGCCCAGTCCTCATCTGGTTGCGGCCCTACTTGCGCTTCAATCGCTGCGCGAATGTCCGCATCGCTGTAGCTTCCGAGATAGCTGTTGTACAGATCGGCCTTTTGCTGCGGAGACATGGCAGCAAAGTCAGCATTGATGGTTAGCGGCTGCGCTGCCGTTTCCTGCTGTACAGGTGCAGGAGTGTCAATTAACGCCGCGTCCATTAGGTCAAAGTCGTTTCCCTGGTCAAAGGGCTGCATTGGCGCAGGGGCTACAACCGGCGCAGGCGCTGCCACGGGCGCGGCAATAGGTGCAGGCGCAGGGGCTGCGATTGGCGCGGGCGCGGGCGCCGGGGCTCCAGACTGCTGCCAATTTCTGACTGCTGTTTGAATTTCATTCTTGAACAACCCTTGTGGATTGTTTGTCGGCAACAAGTCTTTGGGCTGCTGTGATGCGAAATTCAGCAAAGCAGTCCAATCTGCTTCTTTCTGGTTGCCAAAGGATTTCTCTACAGCCAAACGAAGGTCTTTGCCCGTGAAGCCACGCTGCAGGTAGTTGTTAAACAGCGCAGCCTTTTCTTCTCCAGACAAGTCAGAACTTACCCAAGGCGTAAAACTTGGCAATGCTCTGGCAGGCGTTGTTCCACCAACAATCGGACTCCCCCCAGGCGGGTTGGCAACATTGCCACCAGAAGGCGTTGTCTGCGATCCAGTGCCGTCAACAGGCTGAAACGGAGTCACCTGATTCAAAAAGTTAGGTCTTTGACTGGGTGTCGGCGCAGGCGCAGGAGTTGGCTGCATCCGATTGGGCAACATAGAGAACGATGACACGCTGCCAGCAGGCTGTTGTGGCGTGTTACCGCGCAAGGCAGCAATCAGGCTGTTGCCAGATGTGTTGCTTCTATACAACGCATCAGGTGCTACGTTGTCATAACCAGACAACTGCAGCAGGTAGTTCCAGTCGGAATCAGGCTGCGGACCAAACGCTCCAGACACTGCATTGCGAATTGCCGGGTCAGAGAACCCAGCCATGCGCTGCTGGCCGTAGTACGCAGCCTTCTGCTCAGGTGAACGCGATTGAATGTCGCTTGGAATTACCAGATTGGTTGCCATCACATCACTCCACCGGGCTCAACCAGCATGTGCGTTGAGCTAAAGATTGTCCCGCCAATGCCACGCACCTTCATGCGCAACGCGCCGTAGTAGCCCATCCCAGCCACGCCAACAAACGCTTGATAAGTGTTTGCAGAGCCTGCCCACACTGCAGTGTTCCAGATGCCCGCATCCCACAGCGAGGTCACCGGGTTGACGAACGATGGCGAGCCAGCAACGTCAGTAAACGAATACTGCACATTGACGCGCACCTTGACAGCTGGAGGAGATGGCGCAATGAACACAGGCCGCGCCATGCCAAACTTCTTCAACTGCCCAGGCGAACCAAACGATTGAAACGCAGTCTGGATGTCGCCTTCAATCAAATCGCCACCAGTGCCGTTGGCAGCTACGTTGTCTTTGCGGCCATAGAAGCACTTGTAGACATATCCGCTCTCGTTGGCGAAGTACGTCACGCCGCTCAACACAGCAGCGCAGTCCATCGACATATTGCTGAACGTACACCATGACCCGGTGTTGATGTTCATGCCGAACTGCTGGTAAACGCCCGTGGGCTGCTTAGGCGGGCGAATCACCAGCACATCAGCAGACGGCGCAACGAACACATCCCAGCTTGGAGTTGACCGCAGCAACGTCACCAGCGGATTGATTGAAGACTGAATCTTCTGCACTGGGCCTGGGTCACTATCTACGAACTGACCCGCCACTAATTTGGACATCTGAATCAGTCCAAGTTCAGACAGGATCAGAACATCACCGCCCATGGGCGTGAAATAGCGACCATACTCAGGAACAGGACCGATGTACCAAGCACCCTTCAAGGCAAACGTGTTTGCCGTTGATGGGTCAGTTCCCTGCCACACGCCGACATCGCCCTGCGTGCCAACCACAACCAAGTGATCATCAATGCCAACACCGGCATCCAACGTCCAGTTGAACGCAGAGGACAGATAACCGCCATTGCGCAGCAGAGAGCCCATGTGGAAACCTGCAGCAGAACCCGTAACAGAGTTCACCGCCTGCAAGTACCAAAGGTGAGCGTCAGCCTCAGCCGTGAAGAAAACGCGCTGCTTCCACACAGACACCGTGCGCAGCGTTGTTGTCGGCAAGCCAGATGGCGTGCGGTTTACCCAGCCGCTTGATGTGCTGTAAGTCCAGTAGCCAGCGCCAGGAGACACAGCCAGCAAAAACGTATCAGCAGGAGTCGTGAACTGCGTGAATGACCACAGATCAGCCGTGCTGTTGCTTGTCGCCACAGCCACCGTTGATGGCGATGCAGTGACGTCATAAATCTTGCCGTTCGCCGCCGCAAACAACTTGTTGTTGTTTGGGTTGGGCGCCGTGTATGACATCAGCGTTTTGACCGGATACCCGACGTCATTAACGTGCATCTGGTAGCCGCTGCGCATCTCCACACCGTTCTGACGCGGGATCATGTTGTCCAAGATCACCGCATCAGTGGGCGCCATCTCCGAAATCGGATCGCGCAGGTTCAAGCCGCCAACTGGCGCAGGGATGTTCGCTAACTGCGCAACTTGTTCAGCAGCAGCCCTTCTGGGCGTCTTGAAGGGAGCCAGATCACGCAGAGGCATGGTCAGACTCCTATGCCAGTGTCAGGCGTGTTGGCTATCGGATTGATGTACGGGAACCTGTAATCACGGGCCATCGTCAAGACAGGCGCGCCCTTCTCGTTGCCCTTGCGATTTTCAAAGGCCACTTGGAAGTCACGCATTGCAGCCGCCGAGTCAAAGCCCTTCATCTCAAGCCACTTGACCCGCGCAAGCAGCGTGGTCATGTACGCATCGAGAAGGATGATGTCGCCATTCTTGACGGCGCGGTTCTTGTACAAAGAACTGTTGTCTTGGTCTTGAACCCAGCCAACAGACTGATACAGGAACGTCAGCGTCTGCGCATCAGTCGGAGGCGCCAAGATGTAGAGACGCGAACCACGCACTTGCCAGTAGAACGACAGCGTTGGCAACGTTGTACGCACCAGCAGCGTCTGCCACATCTGCGGAGAGATAGGCCCAATGGCAGGCCATTGGTTGGTACTGTTCCACTGCGTCTGGTCGTTGAACTCGTAGAAGTCATCAGGCAGAGCAAATGACTTCTCTTGCTGCCCAGGCGAGTCAGCAACGATGCTGATGCTATGCGACTTGTTAAGTTCCTGCCAATCTGCCATTGACAGCAAATCAGTGCCCGCCATGTTGACGGCTTGCACCATCTGCCCAACGGCAGGATCACTATCGCCAGCAGGATCAACAGGAACGGGGTAGCCCACCATCTGGGCCATGTTCTGAACAATGGCCGACAGGGTGTTGTCGGTTATCGACTGATAGGCCATCCCGTTCCCCTACATCAAGCCTCTTGCGGCTCTGCTGCGACCTTGCGTTGCTTGGTCGTGTTCGCCATCAGCGCAGACATCTGCGCCTTCAAGGTTTCGATTTCCTCATCGCGCTTGGCAAGCTCGGCGTTCATCTGCTCAATCGGAGCATTGCCCTTGGCAACCTCGATGAACGCCTTTGCACGCTGCTTGTCCGAGTTGAAGGACATGAACTTCTGACCCAACTGGTCATTGGCTTCAGCAAGCTGCTCAACAGTCACGATCTTGAAGAACTTGTACTCCTCAACCTTGCTAGGCGTCATCCCAGGCATTGCGCTCAGAGGCGTACCAGTGACCGCTTCAGACTGACCAGCCTTCCACTTCTCATAGCGAGCGCGGAAGCGAAACAGGTTGATTTCGTGCATCGGCTCGACGCACACAGTAGTCTTGTCGCCAGGGACATGGATGCGAACAAAGTCGCGCTCCTCGTACACCGCACGCCCTTCTTCGCGGCTCTTGCCTTGATGCATGACGGGCTCGCGGAAGAATTCGACGTACAGCTTGTCATCCATCGCGTACCGACTTTCATCGGGGCGATTGATCAGTGTTGGTTCTTCAAAAATGGTCGGAGTGGTGGGTTGCATGTGTTTGCTCTTATATGTGAAGAAAAAGGCGGGGGCCTAAGCCCCCACCCATTACAGCGTTGCGCCAACAACCGGATAAGCGAAGATCGCATCCGCGTTGGTAGCTTCAGCGCCGCCAGTCGCCGTGCCCAGAGTCAGGCCATTGATGGCCTCAGAGCCGGTGCCGCCATCGTCATCCACAGCGCCGTTAGTAGCGGTGCTGTTCAGACGGGTGCCCTTTGCGGCAGAAGCCAGCGTGCGAACGCTGCCCTTGCCGTAAATCTGGAACCAGCCGTACTCGTTGTCAGCCAGCGCAGCCTGAGCAGCGCCACAGCGAGAGCCAAAACCAGACGCGCCAGGGGCGGTGGTCGTGACAGACACCATAGCGAAGTCAAAGCCGGTGGCCTCAACGCAAAGATAGCCAGCGCCCGTGACCGCACCAGCAGCGCGGCCATAGACAAACTCCTGATAGCCGTTTGTCGGGTCGTCATACCCGCCAACGGTGCCAAGACGAAACGCCGCAGTTGCGGTCGCACCCGTGACCTGATCCTTGCTCAGGCCGATAGTGGCTTGTGCCATTTTGAAACTCCTTCAAAAATCCGAACAAAAAACCCCGAGGGCAGGGTCAACCGCCTCGGGGAAGGGTTGACCCACCACAGGCCCACCGAAATCAAGCCTGCAGACGGCCCTGGAACTGAGCGCCGTTGCAGGTCAAGTTGCCTGCCCACGCCAGAATCTGGACTTCAGCGTCCTGATTGATGGCATAGCGACGGTTGGGCGACAGCGGAACCATGTTGCGCTGTGCGTGCGGACGCCACTTCATGTACTTGGTGTTCAAGAAGAAGCCGGTAGAGGCAGGGCAGAAGCCGCCAATACCGCCGTCCAGCACCACATCAGCGTCCATGAACTTCAGCGACGGGAAACCGAGGTTGCCAGTGTCGGGAGAAGTGAAACGCTGCTGGGCCTGCAGAGAAGCCATGTAGATGCCCCAATAGATCGTGTCCAGCACGATCAGGTCAGGACGGTCATTGCCACGGGTGCAAGACGCCCACAGGGTGTTCATGGCGGTCTGCATCTGGGCGCCGGTAGGCGTGCCAGGGATGCTGTTGTCGCTGAAGTCATACTTCTTCGACTGCCAGAACGTCCAAGTGCCGCGATCAATGCCGCCATAGGTGCCGCTGGTGTTGGCCGAGGGCACCATAGCGTCCAGACCCGTGATTTCCTTGCCACCGCTGCCGGTGCCGTTGGAATACACAGACTGGGCCAGCTTGTTAGCCATCGTGGCTTCAGCCACATTGAGGCGAGACTCCATCAGGTCGATGAAGGCCTCTTTGCCGCTGTTCTGCAACATCTCCAAGCCGCTCATAACGACAGGGACAGCAAACTGCTTGATGTTGTACTCAGCGGCGCTGATGACGTCCTGAGCAGCCACGGGCAGCAGGTCATATCCGCTGTAGAAACCGGCGTTGCCGTTTTCGGCAAAGCTCAGTTCTTCAAGGATGACGTTACCGCCAGAAATGGTCTTGACGTTGCCACGCTGCTGCAGACGCGCCAAAAGGGCGTTGTTCTTCGTGACGTTATCAGCGATGGTGCGCGAACGATTCTGGATCGTCGTCGCAATGATGTCGGTTACCGACGAATTTGCAAAAGCCATGATTGGGCTCCACAGAAAGATGAACGAACCGCAAATGCGGCGCCAAATTCGTGTGGCCTGTAGCGAACCGTTATCAGTCCGTTAAGGCGCGGGTGGGTCTTGAGGACTCCCGCGAGCGCGGTGGCTGCTGGTGCTGGTAGGCACACTTCAAGTGTGGCGCGAACGCCACACCGCAGTGCGATTAGAACATCACCTAGACGTCATTGCAATCGCGGCCTCAATCGCGCTGCGAATGTCTGTCGGCGCCTGCTTTGGAGCCATGCCAGGACCGCTGGACGGCACACTGACTGCAGCCGCCCTAGCCCGCTGTGCCACGCCGGTCTGGGCTTGTGCCTGCTGCGTCTTCTGACGCGCCTGCAAAGCAGCACGGACCTGCGGATTCATCAGGCAGGCCTGCCTATACGCATCTTGCATAGATAGCTGCTGACCGCGCCTAGACGCGACTTCCATCAGGTCTGCCATCTCAGCCCGCACATCGTTGCCGAACTCGACTTGAGACATGAATGTCTCAACCTCGCTTGCAGCCTGCTGGGCCACTTGGGCTTGCTGGGCAGCTTGTGCCTGCTGAAACTGCGACATGAACTGCTGCACAGGCGCCAGTTGCTGCTGGATCGTCTGCTGAATCTGCATCTGTGCAGGGTCTTGGCGAGGCGCATTACCAGCCAGCGCAGAGTCCAGCATCTCGATGAACTGCTGACCAAAGCGCCCAGTGCCAAACTGCTGCACCATGCCAGCCATCAGGCCAGCCAACTCAGGCCCGGTAGATGTACGCAGCCGCACCGCCGTGCCCATCAGGTTGTCGATGACCTGCAGAGGATTGGCACCCTCGGCCTTGATGTAGGCCTCATAAGGCTGGAATGCCCTACTGATGGACTCAGCGTATTGACGCGCCTGCGCAGTCTCCTGCAGCGTGCGCTGTACTTCAGTCTCGCGCCGTGCAACTTCTGCGCGTACCGTCTCAGGCAACTGTGCCCAATGCTCGCGCACTTCTGGGCGCCATGATGCAGGCGCCCTGTCTACCTTGGGGCCTGACTTTGGCCCAGGAGTAATCTCTGCAGACTCAGGCTTTGCAAACTTGCCCTGCTCATCGCGGGGCTGGCCTTGCTGCTCTGCCATTGCGTTGAGGTCAACGCTAGGCGCGTCAGGAGCGGCATCAGTCGCAACCTCGGTGGGCGCGTAATCTGGTTCTGGCGCAGAAACGGGTGCTGGCGCAGTCTCGACAGCAGGCGCTGCCTCAATCGCGGCTTCCAGGCTTTCACGGATAGTGGTGGGTTCGTTCATGTTTATCTTCTGTTCTGGACTTGATGAATGGCTCGCTCAATGTCTTGCCGCTTGAATGAGCCGCCTCGCGTGTAGAAGTCCTCACGCTTTTTCTGCGCCTGAGCCCATGTGTCCTTGAAGTCATCAATCGTGGTCAGATTGTTGCGCTTCATGTAATCACGATGCTTGGCCCGCGTACTGATGTCAGTGCCATCAGTCGCCTTGCCGCCGTCATAGTGACGGTCATTCCACAGTGCCCCGTTGTTCTTGGCGCTCTCGCGCACAGGCGCAACGTAATCTGCAGTGACCTCGACCAGCTCAAGCGTCACAGGGTCTTGAATGAATCGTCTTTTCACTTTCCTTTCCTCAGTGCGTTGATCGTCATGGCCTGCTTGAGCAGCTTGCCGCCCTTGTCCTTGTCGTTGTACTCACGCGCCACAGACTGCGGCACGCCAACCTTCTTGGCGAACTTGGGATCGTGCGCGGCAGCAGCCATCAACCGCGCTTGCTCTGGTGATTTGCTTGGCATGTGTTACCCCATCAACAACATGATTTCTTCTTCTCGCCTGCGCTTGATCAACCTGCGCTGGCGCTCCTGCTCAAAGGCAATCCGAGCTTGGCGTCTTACCTCTGCCTCTCGCACGCGCTGGGCCTCGATGCCTTGCTTCTCCAGCACAGACATGACCATGCGAACCACAGCCTGCGAGTCGAACTGAGGCGGTACAGGAATCGGGATCGCCTGGGACTTGGTGACAACCGCCACCTTGCCCTTGACGTTGACAACCTTGGCCTCTTTTTCCTCGACAGGCTCAATGGCGTTGAGGATGTCCTTGCGCAGTTGCTCGCGCTCATCACGCTCCTCAGACCATCTGCGGCGCCGCTTGATCTGCGGCATCCAGCTTTCGCCAAGCAAAGCCGGTAGAGCAGGATCAGCCTCGCCAACAATGATCGCGCCTGGGCCAACAAGAGCGCCTGATGTGTCGTGCGTGACTGCCGCACCAACGCGAGCAGCATTGCCAACAATGATGGCATCAGAACCCGCCAGAACGCCCGTTGTGGCGTGCAGCAGCGTCCGCGCAGCAGAACCTGCCAGCGTCGATTCCTGACCTGTCAGTGTTCCTGTTGTCGGATGAGCCCTTGTGCGGGCTGATGCGCCAGCAACTGCGGAACCGGAGCCTGTCAGTGCGCCGCTGGTGGCGTGCGTAACTGGTGCGGCAACGCGAGCAGCAGAGCCCGCAATCGTCGATCCTTGGCCCGTCAGCGTTCCAGTAGTGGGATGCGCTCTAGTCCGCGCCGACGCGCCCGCCAGCGTTGATCCTTGGCCCGTAAGAGTGCCGCTGGTGGCAAATGCCCTAAAGCGTGCCGCTGATCCTGTTGCAGTCGAGCCTTGGCCTGTAAGAACGCCACTGGTTGCGAACTGACGCACTCGCGCCGATGAGCCCGCAACCGTAGACCCTGGCCCCGTCAGAGCGCCTGTGGTGGCGTGAGTTACGGCACCAGCTTGACGGGCAGCGGCACCCGTCAATGTTGAACCTGAGCCTGTTAGCGATCCCGTTGTTGCATAAGCGCGGAACCGAGTTGATGCGCCTACAACAGAAGCGCCCTGCCCAGACAGTGCGCCAGAGGTGGCGTGAGTGACCGGCCCGGCTGTGCCCTGGCCGAGGAGCAGGGCCAGCAGCATGGGTTAGAAGACCTCGAACGTGATCTCGAAGGACAGGCTACCTACAGACGCCACAGAGCCTTGCACAAACCGCAGGCCCGTGTTCTCACGCACGATCAGGTCCGCGCCCTCGTTGCGCACGAACTCTGCGCCCAGCGTGCCCGCGATACCGGACGGAGCAGAGGTTTCCTCTGTAAACACCCAGCGCTGACCGACCAGCGCGCCCGCCGTGGCGCCGCCCGTGGGCGAAGACCGCGCCGTTATGTTGGCCGACAGCGCCGCGTTGGCGGTGTCCATCTTGCTGATGGTGATCGCCGTCAGCGAGGTGCCGTCAGCGGTGGCCGCAGTGCCCCCCGTGCCCACCGCCGTGGTCCGCGTCAGGTTCACCTCCACGCCCAGCGTGCCGGTCACCGCCGTGTCGTTGTCGACGTAGCAGTAGGCCGACAGCACGCGCAGCGAAACCCCACTGCCCGTGGCGTTGAACAGGTCCACGAAGACCTTGTTGGCGCCCACCGCCTGGCTTGGGCAGATCATCCGATACTGAGGCAGACTTCCGCTGATATGCCCATCAGGCAGCGCCAGCATGACAACTTGGTACTCCTTAGAGGACACCAGTTGTGTGGCTACCGTCGCCCCCGAGCCAGGGGTGACGGTAATTGAGTCATTTGGCAGAGCCATGACTTAGGCGCTCAAAGCGGTGTAGGTCAGGCTGGAGCAGGAAACCGTATCACCCGCTGCCACAGTCAGACCGTTGGTCATGTTGATATCTTGACCGCTGGCAGCAACCTGACAGTGAATCACCACCGTGCCGCCGTTGGTCTGCAGCGTGGCCGTCGCAACAGGAGATGCGTTGCCCGTTGCGTTGGTGTCGCTGGTGATCGCGTTGGCCGTGGCCGTGCCGCTGACCGCTGCCGGGAAAGCAGTGGCGCTCAGGTTCAGCGTTGCTACTACCGTGCCGGGTGATCCGACTGTGCCGCTCAGGCGAAAAGCCAATCGCCCGTTGGCGCCAATCAGCGCCGTTACGGCATCAGTTGCAGCGTTCCGTGCTGCCGTCGTGTGGGTCACTGCCATTCGTCAACTCCTTCAGTTCAACATCAGTCAGCTTGCCAACAAGCTCGACCTCCTCAACCTTACCCGTGGCCTTGCGCGTGATCTGCACCGTAAAACGCAGTTCACCAACCTCACCGCTCAAGTTAGCCATTACATCCCCATCGCCGCTTGAGGCTGCGGCAAGTTAGCCATTCCTGACGGCAACTCATTTTCGTCGTCGTCTTCTTCGTCATCATCGACTTCCTTGACTTCAACGATGTCGCCATTTTGGTCCCGAATTGGGACGCGCTTGCGCTTGCGATTCATCTGCTGCGCCAGCATCGCAAGCTGCGCCGCAGTCATCTCTTGGCCCTGCGCATTCCTCTGCGCCATGTCAGCAACTGCATTCGCCAGATTATCGAACTGCGGAGCCTGAGCCTGCACGTTCATCATCTGCAGCACTTGCTCGTACTGCTGGGCCATCTGATCGAACTTGGCCTTCATCTCGATCTTCTGCAGCTCGATGGTGGCTTTCAGAGACGCAATCTGCTGGTCAGACTGCGCTTCCATCATCGCAATCTTCTCTTGGCTCTGAATCTTGGCCTGCTCAACCTGAGCCTTGATCACCGTGTCAGGATCAGGCTGCGGAGGCGGCTTAGGCGTCTGCAACTGCTGCTGCATGCCGTTAATGGCCTGATCAAGAATCGACTCAATCTGCGTGCTGACGCGGAACTTGCTCACCGCCCACTGCATCATTCGCATCAGGTACGGACCCGCCTCGGGCACCTGCTGGGCCATCGGGGCTACTTGGCTGATGAACGCGCCTAGGCCCTGCATGAACTGCACAGCCGCATCACGCTCTGCCGCCCAGTCGAGCGCAGCCATCGAGTCAGCCTCGACGTTGATGCGATACTGAGCCACATGCTCATCTTTGAGCAGGGCTATGGCTTGCGGCGCGAATTGAGCATCAGGCGTGCGCTCAATGTTGCTTCTGAATGCAATCGTCTGCGGTTGCCAGTGCTTGCAGATGATCTCAGCCTTGATCCGCAGCGCCTCGCTGATCCACTCAGCAATGTAGAACTGGTTTAGCTGCATCCGCGTGCTGCCAAACTGCGCCTTGATCTGCTGGGCTGTGGCCGTCTCGTTGGCCTTTGAGCTACCGCGCATGATGTCGGACACGCCCAGCACTTCGTAAATCTGCTGCGTCTTGTCCTGGCGATACACGCGCAACTGATTGATGGCGTTGACCACCTGATCAATCGGCACCCAATCAACCTTGCCTTTGACGCCACCGGCTTCAGCAAACATCGCCCAGTTGTCCACAGGGATCAACTGGTTCTCAGAGGCCTGCTGGAACATGCGCTGAATGCCATCAGCAGACTTGTCATACACGCCAATCACCTTGGCCGCACGGGTCAGCCAAGTGATGCGCGTGTTAATTTCATCCAGTTCGTTGAACTGATCCTGCGCAAAGACGTAATCCGCACGCGGCATGAAGTTGGCCGACGTAATGTTCGCCGCCAAAGGCTTGGGACACGGGAAGAACCCGTCCAAGTCCAGCGGATCATCCTTCACATCAAGAATGACCTCGCTACCCTTGGCGTACCAATAGACCTTCTTGTTCTCTTTGCACCAGATTTCAAAGACTTCAGCCCGCGACCACGGGTCATACTTCGGGTTCTGGTCGTTCTGCGTCTTTGGCGCCGACGTCATCGGCACCACACGCGCAATCTCCTCGCCAAACCGAGCCTCAAGCTGGTCCTTCGTCATGTAGACGCGCCGCGCTACCCAACGAACCTCAGACCATGTGCGTGCAGGCGACCAGAAAAAGTCCTCAAAATGGACGTAATCAACCGGAGCGTCCTCCTCCACGATGCGCTCAGTGGCAGGAATCAACATTCCCGTCATCGCATCAATGGACTCAGGGACTTCTTCAGTCTCAACCTCGTAGCGCAGCCAAATCTGACCCATGCCCACAATGAGCCAGTCCTCAATGGCCTGACGCACTGCAGAATCCCAGGCGCTGACGTCTTCCTCAAAGCCACGGTTCAGCAGCCGCTGCAGGATCGTAGACGCTACACGCGCCTGATCATCATCGAAGTCTTGAAACGCCCTGCTGACGTCAGCCTTCGGGGGCCGCGCATACAGCATGCTCAGAAGCACCTTCATCGTGCTCCAGAACAGGTTTACGCGGCTCTCGCTCTCGCCCCAGGTGTCACGCTTGTCCAAGTACCGGGCCAGAATCTTCTTGGCCTCATCGTGAAACTTGTTCAGCTCCTGCTTGGAAGCAGTGATCTCCGTGCCCCAACGCTGCGCCATCCCCTGCGGGGTGTTCTCAAAATCGCTGGCACTCTCAATCTTCTCGACTTGTTCCATCACCCGATCCTTGTCGTGGCCTTGGGCCCGCAGTCCCAGATGTCATCCAAGGCAAAGGCGTAGTTCACGCCCTTGTCTTTGCGTGATGAGATTCTAGTACCGGGTTGAACTTTTGACGAAACTGGTTTCGCACTCAGTGCAAAGTAACGAAACGCGTCCGCAGCATGGCTGTGCTGGTCGTGCTTGGGCTTTGACTTGAACGTCTGCGTGCGCTCATCCCAGTCGCGCATGTACGCCCGCAGATGGTTTAGGCCCTCGTATGTCGGCTCCTCATGGAACCAGCACTTGTTCAAGATCAGCCTTGCCGCCTCGATGCCGTCCTGCAAGCTCAGTTCTGGCGCGATCTGCGGGCGTATGCCGTTGGAGAGGAACTGCTCGACGATGCTTTTTCCTGTCTGCAGGCTCTTGGCCCTGGCGTCATGCGGCAAGTAGACATTGCCCACCTTGTAGGGCCTGGACTTCACCCAATCAATGTAGTGCTGAATCGGCTGGCCGTCCGCTTCGTAGAACTCAACAATGCGGTAACCGTCTGGCGTTGTCTGCCAGCCCCACCAGCTGCAGGAGTCCGTGAACCCCAAGTCAGCCGCGAAGTCCACCGGGAAGTTCGGGTCCAGCTTGTGATCGCCAATTCTGTTTAGCCCATACAACTCACCAATCTGCTTGGCGTAGTACGCGCCAGGAATCGCCGCCTCAAAACTGACCTCGTACTCCGTCGCGTACGTCTCCTCCGTCATCTGCGCCTTGGCATCGCGCAGTTCCTCGGCGTCCAAGATGCCTGTTTTTGACGCCGGGAGTTCCAACAGCAGGTGCGTGTCAGGGTTCAGACGCGCTTCTTCCTTCAGTTGCCAGAAGAAGTTCTTTCCCGCTGGCGTGCCCGCGAAGATCGCCCAGCCTTTGCGGTCTGACAATGCTGGCCGCAGTACGCTGTACCACGCGCTCGGGCGCATCTGGCCCGTCTCGTCCAGCACCACGCCATCAAAGTACATGCCGCGTAGCGCGTCCGGGTTGTCAGCGCCCGCCACATAGATGCGGCTCTCACCACCATGACCGTTGCGGATGTCGATCCGCAGTTCGCTCTCGTTGGGGTCTTTGAGCCAGACGTCTTTCGTTAGCTCTTTGAGGTAGTTCCAAGCTACGCGCTTAGCCTGATCTCGGAATGGGGCAAGGTAGGCGAACTGTGGACGCGGCAGTGCCGTCTCTAGTGCGCCTATGACTAGATCGGCGCACATGGCTACCGTCTTGCCTGCGCGTCTGTGTGCGACTACGCACGCCCACCGCTTGCTTCTGTTGTGCAGCGGCAAGAACACGCTGCGGGGTTGGTAGTCTTGGAGTTTCAATGCGCTTTCCGCAATGTCTTTTTTTTACAACGCTGAACGTGGGGAGGGGGCCCCTGCTGCTGCCTACCCCCCCATGTCGGGATCGCCGGGGGGTGGGGGGTCGGTGCCAGCACCCCGCGAAAGCGTTTTAACGGGCCTAGGAGCCGCGTTCGCAGGCCCTTGGATACCCTGGCCTACCCAAGCGCCTTGCGCGTCCTGTAGGCCCTGCGCATTGTTCTCATCAGCAATCCAGCGCCTCGGCTGGGATTCCTCAATCAAATCAATGGTTTGCGCATCGATGACTTTGGGTTGTGCCGCAATCGTGCCGATGTTGCGACTGCCAAGCCAGTTGAGCGAGATGCTGACGCCGCCGCTGACGGCTTGATTGACCTGTATCGGGATGACCTTGCCAACCATGTTGGCGAATATCTGGCGGTCCTGTACGCCGCCCTGCGCCCTGTCCACCAGCCAGCCAGCTAGGCCCTGCGGGTGACAGTCACGCGCAGCGACCTCGACGGCCTCGCGCAGCGTGCGCGTCAGGCCGATGGCTTCCCCCGGCTTGCGCCCTGGCCCGCCTGCGTGGCCCTTCTGGAAGGGCTTGCCGCGAGGCTTTGTCGCATTTGTTGGAGGCGCAGCAAGTTGCGTTTCACTCATGCTGGAGATGTTACCTCAACGCAACACAGAACAAAAAAAGTTCATCACTTAGGGTTCACCCTATTGCATCATGGTGCGGAAAGCTCACAATACATCCATCGCAACACACCAACCCAACGAGGTACAACGATGAACAAGTCAGAACAACGCGAAGTGATCAAGCTGGCGCAAGCACACAAGTTCGGCATGCCCGACTACGTGGCTCGCGGCCTCTCCGCTCTCATCCGCGCCAGCATGACCAAGCGCAGCCGCGCTGCATTGCTTGAATACGCCGACATCTTCGGTGTTCGCAACCACCCCGAATTCATCATCTAAACCCAACCGCCCCCGCAAGGGGGCACAACCCCCCAACCACCCCAACGAGGCCAACCATGACAACCACAGTTATTAACTCCACCAAGTATGTAACCGCCGTATATCGCGGTACCGAGTATTGCTTATCGCGTTTGGGCGAAGGCTGGTATATCAGCACACGCCGCCTTGCTTTGGGCCGTTGGAACACTGGCGGCGGCAAGCACTACGCCACGCTGGCTGCAGTGGCTGCAGGATGCAAGGCCTTCGGTTCAGAGTCCGACCTGATCCGCGCCTACTACGGTCTAGACGTTGCTCAGGCCATCTCAGCCTAACCCCAACCACCCCCCAACCACCAGGCCCCCAAGCGGGGGCTTTTCTTTTGCACGCGCTCCCCCCACACCCCTTACAGAGCGAGTGCGCGTGCACCCTTTGTGCAGGGGAAAAGCCCCCCGCCAAGGGCGGCGGGGGCTTTGCTTTTCCCTACCTGCACGTCCATGCACGAGCAGTGCACGTGCATAGCTAGTGCATGCGCGTGCAGACCCGCAAGAGCCCGCACCAGAACATCACTCACCGCCCCGCCACATGGCAGGAGCGCCCGAGCCTTGAGCAATGCGCAGGCGTCCAACCTCAGTCAATACCAAGCGCCGAGCCTTGGCTCGATTCTCCCGAACATACTCCTGTTCCTCGATTAACCCATCGCGCTGCATATCAAACAGGAGCGAGAAGAAATCCCGCCTATCAACCCTCGGAAACCCATCCGCATTGCGCAGCACAACGAATGCATTGTTATTAGCCTGGGCGCTAATAGATAAGTTCTGGCCCTTATCGCAGGCAGTACCAATAAGGCGCAAAACCGCAAGACGATGCCCATTTCTCAACACTGCAGCCGCAGCAGAAGCGGGCCCAGTGCCAAAGCGACGGAAGACCTTAGCGGCAGCATCAAACTCAAGGCGAAGCTCCTCCTGACGCGGACCAAGGTTGCACTTCTCATGGCGAAGCGAGATCACCTCGCCATCACGCACCATTGCCCAGCGCGAGCGTGCAGAGTTGTTCCACGCAGTCGAGCCCGAGAACGTCGAGTCAGTGTCTAGCCCCGCGCCCATACGCACAGATGCTTTGTCCACATGTGCCAGCAGAAGACATGCACATGAATGATGCGCAGCAATCATGTTGAGCGCCCGCATGAAGCCACGCACAGAAGACCTGTCGTTCTCGTTGGCCGCGTACACATCACTGCTGTTATCGATGATGACCACTTGGGCGCGATGGCGCTCTACAGCGTCAGACAGCCATTGCATGCGCTCCGTCATGCCATGCTCTGCCCACAGCACGCAATCAGCCTGGGCCATGTCATAGACCACCACGCGGTCAGACAGAGCGGACAAAGACAGGCCGACGTCCGCGCAGATGTTCGCCACGCGGAAATGCACGGTCCTGGCTTCATCCTCCGCGCTAATGACCAGCACACGCGACGGCATGACTTCCAAGCCCATGAACGTAGAGCCAGACGCCAGAGCGACAGCAAGCTGCAGAGCGAGGTTGGACTTACCCACGCCACCATTGGCCGCGAGA